ATTGAATGACTCTGCTCTAGATTATTTCTTTCAACAGGCATATGCTGGTAAAATTATTGGTGATGCTCAACGTAGTAATCATATTCAAAACGATCAGCATGTATTTGCCGCTCCACACAATGTCACATTTACAATTGCTGACTATCGTAAGTGCGGCAATCCTTCTTTCTTGCCTAACTATCGCGGTGATGTCGCAGAAGAGTTGACTTTTAGAGCAGAAGAGAGTAATATACCTATAGAGATTATTATGCCGCTGCGATATGATGCTCCACCGATTCGCCAAGAATGGGAGCCAAAAGACTCGCCGCCATATTGGGATCTTGCTGATGGCATGCCGAAGTATGGCATCGGCACGACGTTTGGAGTGGGAAGTGGTGAAATGTTCTGGCACATGTACCAGAGTTTTTATCCAGGTCAGAATGAACGATTTATCAAGAAATGTGAGGAACTATTGAATGACACACAAGAGTGATTTTTATACAGCCAAGTTGCCGCGATATCTGAAAAAGATGCTCGCGATGGGCGAGGCACGTGGATATCTTAACAAGGAAGAGGCTCGCCAAAATCGTAAAGGGTTTATTGAAGCGCATGCAACTCATCTTGGCTATAAGATGAAGCGTACCGATAATCGTGACACCTCATCTGGTGAATAGTGAGTCGGGAAGAATTGGAAACAGAGTATCTAATACTCTATCGTGAGTGGTGTCGCTGGTGCGCAGACTGGGCAACTGCTAGACTGCACGCTAAAGATGACATAGAATGGACGCAGAAGTTTAATGGGTTTGACCGAGCTGCGAGGATTCTATCTGCACTTGACTCACTAGCAAAGGAAATCGATGCATTCCCTAAATGAACTCAAGCAATTCCTTGAGTCTAAAGCAATCAAAATAAAGTTCTACAATGGCTGGAAGCTGATTGTAGGAAAAGATACTTGGGGAATGGCTCACGATATTCTATACTGTAATAGTGAGCCAGTACAAAAGAAAGAAGTTTTAGTTCGAGCACAACAATCATTTGAAGAGGACAAGAAATATGACAATTCAAGCACTCAAACTCGTAAATGGCGAGGAATTGGTGGCGGAAATCGTGACCGAGACGGAGACGACTATTGAGTTCAAAAATCCACTGGCTTGTGTAATGCAGCGCGGTGAACAAGGTCCAATGCTCGGGTTCATGCCATGGATGCAAGCAGTCGAAGGTCCTTTTACAATCAGTCGCGATAAGATTATTACTATCGCAGAGGTTGCGCAAGAGATCAAGAACGGGTATAATAATATCTTCGGGACAGGAATCGTAGTGCCTGCAAAGCAACTGATTACGGGGTAATTCTTGAGCGATTTTTATACTAATGTTTCGATGTCAGGCAAGTTCATTCTCCTGAGATCGGTTGAGAATGGTAAGAGGTTGAGAAGGAAGATTGAATACCTTCCAACCTTCTATCTTGCATCACAAGAGAAGTCTGAGTTCAAAACTCTTGCTGGTGACTATGTAAAGCCAATTCAGCCAGGAACAATCTCAGATTGTCGCGAGTTCCTTGAGAGGTACGAAAGTGTCGACAATTTTCCTGTGTATGGCAATAATCGTTATGAGTATGCTTTTATTGCCGATGATTATCCTGATGATATATTGTGGGATGTTGATAAGATTAGTATTGCTTATCTCGACATTGAAGTTGGATCAGAGAATGGTTTCCCTGAACCTAGAGAAGCCAACGAAGAAATCACAGCAATCACTGTTAAACTTAAAGACAATTACTTTGTTTTTGGTTGCGGTGATTATAGCAAGCATCGTGACGACGTGCACTATGCACACTGTCGAGACGAATCAGACCTTGTTAGAAGGTTCATCGACTTCTGGTCAAGATTCCACCCTGACGTTGTAAGTGGCTGGAACATCAAGACGTTCGATATCCCGTATCTTGTAAACCGCATCACCAAACTTCTTGGTGAGGATGAAGCCAAGAAGCTGTCACCGTGGAACAAGTTGTCATTGCGTGAAGCGATGATCATGAACCGCGAACAGCAGGTGTATGAGATAGTTGGTATCGCAACGCTAGACTATATTGAACTGTACAAGAAGTTCACCTATTCTCAGCAAGAGTCCTATCGTCTTGATCATATTGCTCACGTTGAGGTTGGTGAAAAGAAGTTAGACTATTCTGAGTTTGAAAGTCTACATCAGCTGTATAAGCAAGACTATCAGAAGTTTATCGAGTATAACATCAAGGACGTTGAACTTGTTGACAAACTCGAAGGCAAAATGAAGCTAATTGAGCTGGCTCTAACTCTTGCGTATGACAACAAGGTCAACTATGATGATGTGTTTGCGCAAGTGCGTATGTGGGATGCGATTGTATACAACTACTTAAAGAGAAAGAATATCGTGATTCCGCAGATGAAGCGTGGATCAAAGAACTCTCAGTATGAAGGTGCGTATGTAAAAGATCCTATTCTTGGTATGCATGAGTGGGTGGCTTCTTTCGATCTGAACAGTCTGTATCCTCACTTGATGATGCAGTACAACATATCGATGGAGACTTTGATTGATCCGAAGAAATACAACGACAACATGCGTGGACTAATTGCTAATTGCAATATCAATGTTGAGTCTTTGCTCAACCAAAAGGTCGACACAGAGATCCTAAAGGAACTAGGGGTGACTCTAACTCCTAATGGTCAGCTGTTCCGTATTGATAAGCAGGGCGTGATGCCTGAGATCATGGATAGCATGTACAAGGATCGTACACGCTATAAGAAGTTGTCGATTGAAGCTAAGAAGAAGATGGAAACTGTGCTTGAAGATAAAAATCAAGTTCAGTATCTCGAGAATCAAATCTCTAGATATAACAATCTACAGCTGGCGAAGAAGGTCACGTTGAACTCAGCCTATGGCGCGATGGGCAATCAATACTTCCGTTTCTATGATATTCGTATTGCTGAGGCGATTACTACAGCTGGTCAATTATCAATTCGTTGGATCGAAAACAAGATCAATGACTATATGAACAGTCTACTTAAAACTAGCGGTGAAGATTACGTCATTGCCTCGGATACTGACTCGATCTATCTAAACATGGGACCTCTCATCAAGAAACTTTATCCTGATACTTCTAATGCCAAGAAAGTCATAAAGTTCATGAATAAAGTTTGTGACGATAAGATTCAGCCATTCATTGATAAATCCTACGAAGACCTAAAGGAATACGTCAACGCATTCCAACAGCGTATGGAAATGAAGCGAGAGTCTTTGGCTGACAAGGCTATTTGGGTTGCTAAGAAGAACTATATTCTGAATGTCTATAATAGTGAAGGTGTGCAGTACGCAAAACCAAAACTAAAGATGATGGGCATCTCGGCTATTAGATCTTCAACTCCATCTGCTTGTCGTGCAAAGATTAAGGAAGCGATTAATCTGATCATGACAACTAATCAAGATCAGCTAATCAAGTTCATCTGCGAGTTCCGTGAAGAGTTCAAAACTCTGCCGATTGAAGATATTGCTTTCCCTCGATCCGTCAATGGTCTTGGTGAGTATGCAGATGCTGCTAATATCTTCAGGAAGGGAACGCCGATTCATGTTAAGGGTGCATTGGTTTACAATCACTTCCTGCGCACTCTTAAACTAACTAAGCGTTATCAAGAGATTCAAGAAGGCGAGAAGATCAAGTTCATTTACCTGAAGCAACCGAACATCTTCAATAATAACACGCTTGCGTTCATCTCTGGTCTACCGAAGCAGTTGGGCGCTGAGTCATACATAGATTATGATCTACAGTTTAATAAGTCTTTTCTTGAGCCACTTGATATCATCCTAAGTGCCATCAATTGGCAATCAGAAAAAGTTGAATCACTGGAGGATTTCTTTGCATGATTAGTATTATTATGCCGACCATGTGGATCGGTTCGTATTATGATAGTATGTTACCTGCATTTAATGAACATCCATTAGTGGGTGAAATCATTGTGATTGATAATGATACAGAGGCAACGGATTCGAATATTCTTGCGCTGTCGAAAGTCAAGCATTATCCACAGTCGGAAAACATCTATGTGAATCCTGCTTGGAATCTTGGAGCCAAGCTGGCCACCTATGACAAACTATGTCTGTACAGCGATGATGTTAAAATAAGCACAAACATTCTAGAGTCAATCTATGACTCAATTAATCCAAATAATGGAATGCTTGGATTAAAGCATGAATGCGTATATGAAAATGTCTACTTTATAGATGAAAGCAAGAAGGCTAAATTATACGAAATCAACGATCCAGGCGGTAATCCAGCATATGGATCATGTTTCTTTATTCACAAAGAAAGTTATCATGAAATCCCAGAGAGTTTAAAGATCTATTGGGGCGATACCTACTTGTTCTTTAAAAATAAGATTGCTAGAAAGCAGAACTATGAAATCGGTGATATAATGGCGCTGACTCTAATGTCAACCACCTCATCTATGCCAGAGTTTAATCCTGTATTAAACAACGATACAAAAATATTTGAAGAGCAAATTGCCAGTGATCTACTGATAAAAATGCAGCAGAACTCAGAGGATAAAACGTGGAAGATTACCTAAAGGAATTCTATCAAGAACTGAATTCCATCAGTAAAGAGATCGAGTTTGACAATGTCATCAATGACGACGGTGACCCAATCCCACTCAACCCAAAGTCTTACAAGGGAAAGGTTTATATTGAACTCAAAGATAAACTCAAAGGGTTCGAAGATTATGCCTTTATTGAATATGATCAAAGTGCAATTGTAAAACATGAATTACCAGCAACTCGTTTCTATGGACATGATAAGAAAGTTTTAATTTGTACTTCGGGTGAAGCCAAGTTCCATTCAATGCATGAGATCAAAAGTCATTTCCACCATGTATTTGCGAATTATTATTGGGATGAAGAAGGTGTAACTTCTCTGCCTCTTGGATATTTTGCATATCATGAGAT